GACGAATTCAGTTGAGGATAAGCTCGGGGAGACAGTCAGCAAGATTGTTGACCTGCAGAATGAGATAAATGATCAGCTGAAGATATACTATAAGAAGGTTAGATACATAGAAAAGGCTATTGAGAAACTGCCACCACGGGAAGCATTACTTATTAGGCTCAGGTATTTGGACCAGAAGAGATGGGAAGAAATCTGCGTAGAAATGAATTACAGCTGGAGACAGATACATTACATACATGCAGAGGCTTTGAAAATGTTAGCATAACATTGCACACCATTGCACACTATTACATGTTATTATGATATTGGTGAAAAATACAAAGCCGTTCAGGAGACTGGGCGGTTTTTATTTTTGGGGAATTGAACGCTTCATCAAATGGCCAGGGGTGGGAGGCTGGAAGCGTTAGGAAATGTCAACAATCCAACGTCCCGAATACGGGGCAGGGTGGAAAGTTATCACCTGGGAGGAAAGGTTGGATTGTTTAGTTTGTACGGCGGGAGCCGGAGTGTTAGCGAACGTTGACGGGCGCTGCCGGGCATGGTGATCCTCCACGGTGGCGTCCGTTTGAATAGGGTGATATCAAACTATGACAAGTAAACCAAAGAAACCATGTAGTAAGCCAGGCTGCAGTAATCTAACGACAGAAAGATATTGCTCTGAGCATGAATACTTGGCAGAGAAAGAAAAGAAAGACAGACACAAGTATTATGACATGTACGCCAGAGATAAAGAAGTAGCTAAGTTCTACAACTCAATTGAATGGAAAAAGTTAAAGCAAAAAGCATTAATCCGTGATAAAGGTTTGTGTCAAGAATGTTTGAGTAATCAAAAAATATCTATGGCAACAGAAGTGGACCATATAATACCGATAAGGGTTAGATGGGACTTAAGATTAAGGTTGGATAATCTCAGGTCACTTTGTCATAAATGCCATATGAGAAAGACGACAGAAGATAAGAAACGATACGGGCTATAAGCAAGGGGTAGGGCGGGTTTTAAAATTTTGAACGGGCGGCTCAGACACCGCGACCCGCCTCGGTCGTGAGAAAATGTCCCCAAAAAATTTCGAAGTAAAGGAGGTGGCAGCGTTGGGAAATGCCGTTATTGATTTTTCAAAAATGCAAGTCGGGCAAAAAGGTGGCGGAAAGCACTGGACCAAAAAAGAAGTAGAGGCACGCCAGCGCGCCGCCACCAAAATGATGCGTCAGAAAAAGAAAAAGCTTAAGATGCCGGATTGGCTGGATGAAGAAGCCCAACAAGTATGGAAAAAGACCATCCGGGATATGAAGGAGTTTGATGTCCTGGACAAAGTTGACGAGGATGTCCTGGCGGCATACTGTGATGCCGTGGCAAGACATAAGGAACTGTCTGGGATAATTCGTGAAAAAGGATATACAACTGTAAATGCAACAGGTACGGAAACCATTGCTCCTTGGGTAAGAGCTCAGCAGAGTTACGCAAGGCTTATTATTCAATACAGCGATAAACTGGGATTAAATGCAAACGCCCGCGCACGCCTAGCCAAAAAGATAGCGGATGAGGAGATTGACGACAATGCGGACCTGTTCGATTAAAAATCTCCCAAAAAACTTAGATGATTTACATCCTACACATAGATATGCGGTTGAGGTTGTGGCAGGGATGCGTCCGGCGTGTGAATTTGAATGGCTGGCGTGTGAAAGACACTTGAAAGATTTACAGAGACAAGGGACAGAAGAATTTCCATATATATTTGATGAAACACGGGCAGACAGAATTTTTGATTGGTTTGAGAAATGTTGTCGACATGTAAGAGGGCCTTTCTCCGGACAACTTATTAAATTATTGCCGTTTCAAAAATTTGACCTCGGATGTGTGTTTGGGTGGGTCCATAAAGATACTGGCAAGCGGCGATTTGTTAGAGCATATAACGAAAGAGCAAGAGGAAATGTAAAATCAACAGAAATGTCAGGTGTTGCTCTGTACGGTATGTGCGGTGATTGTATATATCCACCTTATGACCCGAGTCAGAAACGATATGAGGAAATGCCTGAAGTGGAATGTGCGGCTGTTGATAAACAACAGGCAAAACGTGTATGGGGAGACGCAAAAGCAATGGCTGAGAAGTCTCCTGACATTTTAAAAAGATTGACGGTTAAGCGAACTTACATAGAACATAGTATCCGTGGTGGATGGCTTAGACCGTTATCTAAAGATACAAAAAACAAAGATTCAGGCGCGCCTTGTATGGTTATAATTGACGAGTATCATGCACATCCGACAAGCGAAATTGTGGATGTTCTTTATTCCGGGTTCGGCAAAAGAATGCAATCATTAATGATGATTATAACAACAGCAGGTAAAAATGCAGAGAATAATCCTTGCAAAAAAGAACGGGATAACCTGGTTAAGATGCTTTGCGGCGAAATCCCGATGATAGAAACATATTTTGTAATGATAAGGACGCTTGATAATGACGATGACCCACATGATGAAACCAAGTGGATCAAGGCTAACCCTATACTGCAGGAGGATAACGAATATAGCCGAGAACTCTTAGAACAAATAAAAACTGAACATGATGAGGCTTTTAACAGTGGTGACCCTGACAAAATCAGAGAATGGCTCACAAAAAGGGTCAACCGTTGGCAAGAAGATGCTGAGAACAAATATATGTCCGGTATCATGGATAAATGGAAAGCCTTAGCCGTACCACGTAAGGAGTTTATGGAACTCATTCGTGGATGCGAGGGCTGGGCAGGTGTAGATATGTCAAAACGTATTGACCTTACTGCAGCCGCTCACGTTTTCTGGTTGCCTGACGGTCGTTTGGCTGTGACTGCGCACGGATTCATGCCAGAGGAAACGGCAACCAAACATGAGCATACGGATCGTGTGCCATATAAGCATTGGGCAAAAGAGGGATGGTGTACTCTTACTCCTGGCGCGGTAACAGATTATAAATATATAGCAAATTATCTTGATGAGTTTGAGTTTGATAATGGCGTTAAAATTCTTGAAGAATGTTATGATCCTTACAATGCGACTCATTTTATGTTAGAGAGAGCTGCTGCTGGGAAAGAGGCTATTGAAATATCGCAAAACTTCTTGACATTATCAGAACCAACCAAATTTTTTAGAGAACTCGTTTTACAAAAGAGGGTTGTCCATGATGGAAGCCCTCTTTTGACATGGTGCCTATCAAACGCAGTTGAGGTTGTGGACAATAATGGCAATATTAAACTGTCAAAAAAACATAAAGACGACAGCCAGAGAATTGATCTTGCCGCTGCTGTGATAAATGCAATGGTCAGGGCTATGACAAAAGAGAAGAAGGTTGACGTAAGCAAATATGCGGATGCAGATTTTTTGGATAAACTTTGGGGCTAGGAGGTGGATAGATGGCCGCGTGGATAGCATTAATGAACAGATTATTCAAGCCTAAACTAAAGGCTCAGGATACGCGTGAAAAAATCGACACAACCGACAGGCGGTTGCTGGAGATACTGGGCGTCAATGTCGATGAGTTGAATCTCAAAGGCAAAAATGCCCTTAAGGAGGCAACTGTATTTGCCTGTATCCGCATCCTGGCCGACGCTGTTGGAAAGTTGCCGCTGAAAATATACCGGGAACAGGACGGGAAACCGGGCGAAGTGAGCCATTCTCTGTCGCCACTGCTGAAAACCAGGCCCAATCCCTGGATGAGCGCCAGAGACTTCAAAAAAGCAGTCGAGGTCCAGCGGCTGATCCACGGAAACAGCTATGTATGGATAGACGTTGCTACCCGGGGTCCCGATGCTGGCAAGGTGATAGGTTTATATCCGCTGGACAGCACGAGGATGGAGATATGGGTTGACGACGTCGGTCTGCTACCCGGGAAGGGGAAGATGTGGTATGTCTACACAGACAACCTGGGACAGCAATACAAGCTCAAGCCTGACGAGGTGCTGCATTTTAAAGGTCTGACTCTTGATGGTATCGTCGGCATGACGCCGCTTGAAGTGCTGCAAAAAACCATCGAAAACGCCGGTGCTGCAAGCGAGTTCATCAACAAAAGCTTCAAAAGCGGCATGCAGGTTAAGGGTATTGTGCAGTATGTTGGAGATTTGAGTCCCGATAAGGAAAAAACCTTCCGAGAAAAGTTCGAGCAAATGTCCAGCGGACTAAAAAATGCTAACCGTGTGGCGCTCTTGCCGATAGGATATCAATTCCAGCCTATTAGCTTGAAAATGACTGATGCACAGTTTCTGGAAAATACTGAATTAACCATCCGACAGATTGCAGCTGCATTTGGAGTAAAGATGCACCAACTAAATGACCTGGACCGCGCAACTCATACCAACATCGCGGAGCAGCAACGGGAATTCTACATTGATACACTCATGGATATCCTGACTGGCTATGAGCAGGAACTGACATACAAGTTATTCACTGATCGGGAACTCCAAGAGGGGTATTACGTGAAATTCAACGTCAATGCCATTCTAAGGGCTGACCCTAAAACACGGTATGAAGCATACAGGACAGCAATTCAGTCTGGTTTCATGACTCCCAATGAAGTCCGGGCGCTGGAGGAACTCGAACCGAAAGAGGGCGGCGACCGGCTCCTGATCAACGGCAACATGATGCCGATCGAGATGGCCGGCGAGCAATACAGGAAGAAAGTGGGCAACCAGAAAGGCGGTGAGAATAGTGGGGAATAAGGCAAAAAAGTTCTGGAACTTCAAGGCGATGGATGACAAAACTGGAGAGCTTACACTCTATGGTGAAATCTCGGACGTTACCTGGTGGGGAGACGAGATAACACCAAAGCAGTTTAAAGAAGATTTGGATGCGCTGGGTGATATTGATACTTTGAATGTATATATCAATAGCCCTGGTGGCGATGTGTTTGCTGGACAAACAATTTACTCTATGCTAAAAAGGCATAAGGCACAAGTAAATGTTTATATTGATGGCTTGGCTGCCAGCATTGCATCTTTGATTGCTATGGCCGGGGATAAAGTAATCATGCCGGAAAATGCAATGATGATGATTCATAATCCATGGACATGGGGAGCTGGCAATGCAAATGATTTCAGAAAGTTAGCTGATGACCTCGACAAAATCCGTGACAGCATGATAGTAGCATATAAAAACAAATCAGGCCTTTCAGATGACGAAATAAAAGACATCATGGATGCCGAAACATGGTTATCAGCCAAGGATTGCCTTGACAAAGGTTTTGCGGATGAAATCGAGGAAGCTAAGGAAGTTGCGGCCTGCGTGGATGAGAAATATTTCGGCAGGTATAAAAATGTGCCTGAAAACCTTAAAGAACCTCCCAAAGAGCCTCCGGGGCAGGCTAAGGAGGTGAGGGACAGTGAAAAAGAGTTGAGAAAAAGAAAAATACTGCTGGAGCTGGAGCTATAAAGGCTATTTTTTATTATCTCAAAAAAATCAAAGAAAGGATGATGTGAAGTGACTAAGGAAATGAGAGCATTACTTCAGGAACTCGAAACCCTGAAGGCAAGCGTCAGGGCTCTGATAGGCGAAAATAAAGTGGATGAAGCTGAAAAGAAAATGGAAGAAGTCAGGGCTCTGCAGAAGAAGATCGATTTGCAGAAACAGCTTGAGGAAATGGATGGTGTTATTAATCTCGATGCTGGGACCCAACTGACTGCAAAGGTTGATAAGGATCTCAATGCGGAATACAAGCGTATATTCCTGCGTGGCCTACGCAGACAGCCAATCTCGGCAGATGACCGCAGTATTATTAATGAATACTACAAGGCCAACTCGATCCGTGCAGCACTGATGCATGAAGGAACTGATCCCAACAACCCGGCCGCCGGTAACGTCGGGCTCATCATACCGCAGGACATCCAGACTAGGATCAACGAGATCATGAGGGAACTGAATGACCTGTCGGAGTACATCACGGTCGAGACCGTCAACACCTTGTCCGGTAGCCGTGTGCTTGAGGCCGACAATACCATGACTCCCTTCCAGGTTGTCAACGAGTACGGCCCGATCCAGGAGACGGATAACCCTCAGTTTGTGCCGATTACCTACCAGCTTGTTAAGCGTGCCGGCTATCTGCCGCTGACCAATGAACTCTTAAGCGATTCCGATCAGAACATACTGAACTATGTCGCACGCTGGATCGCGAAGAAGCATGTCGTGACCAAGAACTCCCTTATCACGGGACTGCTCCTTGGCCTCCAGCCTGTCCAGTTGCAGGGATTTGACGATGTTAAGCGTGTGCTCAATGTCGACCTCGACCCGGCAATCAGCTTGAATGCTACAATAATTACCAACCAGGACGGCTATCACTGGATGGATACTCAGAAGGACCAGAACGGGCGCTATCTCCTACAGGACGACATCACCCAGCCTGGCAGGAAACTGTTTATGGGCCGTCCGATTGCAGTCGTGTCTAACAGGTACCTACCGACTGTCCAGGTAGAAGGTCAGAACCTTGCACCCATGTTCATCGGCAATGGCAAAGAAGCTGCCGTACTGTTTACTTATGGTCGGTATGAGCTGGCGTCCACCAGGGAGGGCGGCGACGCCTGGAGGCGCGACACCACCGAACTGAGGACCATCACCAGAGACGACCTGCGTCCTTGGGACATCGGTGCTATGGTCTATGGCCAGCTGCAGATATAAGGTGATGACCTATGGTCGAAGTAAAGGCGTTGTACCATTTCCTGGATAAAAGGGCCTGCCGAAACAGGATGCAGGGCGATGTATTCAAGGTTCAGGAAGAGTACGCGAATGAATTGGAGAAGCGGGGACTTGTGGTCCGCATAAAGGATCCACCTAAAGTAGAGCAGGCTACCGAAAAGAAGACTGAACTCGAACCGAAGTCCGAAGGAAAAACCTCCGCGAAAGATACCAAAATCAAAAAGAAGAAATAAGGGAGAGGTTGACCTCTCCCTTGCCCTTAAAGGGGTGATTTGTGTGATAGTAACTGTTGAAGAAACAAAAAAATGGTTAAGGATTGACGGGGATGATGAGGATTCCTTGCTTGATATGTTGATTAAGGCAGCAGAAACCTATCTTTACAATGCAACCGGGATTGAATACACAACAGACAATCAGCTTGCGAAATTATACTGTTTAATACTATGTGCGGATTGGTATGAAAATAGAACACTTATAGGACAACAACCATCAGAAAAGGTCAGGTTTACTTGTCAAGCTATTATGACGCAGTTACAGAATACTGGCGGTGATGCTGATGATTGATCCGGGCAGGCTCAGACACAGAATAACAATGCAAAAGAAAAAAGACCTGGAAGGGCCTATGCCGCCGTTGGACGAATATGAAGATTACATAACAATATGGGCTGAGGCAAGGTTCTTGCGAGGTAGAAATTTCTATGCTGCCAGAGCCGGCAATGTCAAAACCGACGTGGAATTCATCATCCGGGGCCGAAATGATCTGGATGAGACCATGAGAGTGGTTTACAATGGAAAAACCTATGAGATTGAGGGCATAATTCCCCTAGACGCAAAAAACAGCTATATAGCGATTATGGCATACGAAATCAAACGCGATATGTAGGTGATACCATGGGATTCAAAATGATACATCAGGAAAAATCACCTGATACTTTTGAAGTATTTCTGAGAGGTATAGTTGTAGACAGTGAGGAAGCCGAAAGAAAAATGCTGAAAGA